GCTCTAATCAATACTCATAAAGAAGCGTTTCGCTAACATTCTTGTTTTTTCGCCACACATAAATGAAGAAGGTGATACCATTTGTTGTTATATGAACATTTACGCGCCATGAAGGACGCAAGTAATATGACGGCGCAGCAGATAGCGGACAAAAGTAGTGTGCCCGTTGCCACGGTAAACCGCGTGCTTCAGGGCTTAACGGAAAATCCGGGGTTTGATACGGTCTACAAACTGGTAAAGGCCATGGGCGGGAGCCTGAACGATCTGGACGAGGATAGGGTGTGTGAGCCGGAATCGCTGACGCAGTTATACGAAAGAGGGTTAGAGTACAGGGAACGGAAGATAAAGAAGCTGGAACGCACGATAATGATAATAGCAGTATTTACTTTTATTGTTATGGCGGCGGTCATAGGAATGCTGGTATATGATATGATGCACCTCGATAGAGGGTGGATAATAAAATAAAGAATCCCCCGTGCCGAATTAGAGGGCGGCAACAGGGGATAAGGCGGATGCTTCTCCGCCTCCGATTTTAACACAAAAGGGAGGTTTTGGCAATGGCAAAGCAAAGTGACGGCAGATACCGGGCAAAAGTCACAGTTGGGCGGGCTGACGGCAAGAGTATAGTCAAGTACGTTTCCGGGCGCACAAAGAAGGAGCTGGAGGCCGCGAAGGAGGCGGTCAAACAAGAGTTCATCACCGGGCGCACCGCGCAGAAGGACGCGCTTTTCGGCCCATACGCCATACAGTGGTATAACGTCTACAAAAAGCCGAATATAAAGGAATCGGCGCAGAGCGGATATAAGACGGCGCTCAACAAGCACATACTGCCTGTTCTGGGGGACAAGCGGCTCACCGCAATATCCACTATGGATTTGCAGGAGCTGCTTAACTCCAAGGGCGATATGTGCGTAACCATAATCGAAAATGTACACCATGTGTTAGAATCCGTCTTTAAGCGGGCATACTCCGAGGGGATAATCCAACGGGACGTGACCGTGGGGCTGGTCAAGCCCACGAAAGAAAAGTCAAGCCGCCGGGCACTGACGGAAGCGGAGGAAGAAGCGGCAAAGAAACTGATGCAGGAGGAAAACGGCCTGCTGGTGGCATTGCTATACTATACCGGAATGAGGCTCGGCGAAGCCCTCGGCCTGCAATGGGAATGTGTAGATTTCAAGAAGAAGGTCATACACGTCCGGCAGCAGGTCAATTTAAGGAAGGGCACGATAACCCCGCCCAAGACGAAGGAGAGCATACGGGATATACCCCTGCCGGACGAGCTGGCAGAAATGCTCGTGCGGGGATTCCCGCAGGCGTTTGTATTCCCCGCCCCCGATGGCACATACTATCGCAATTCATCTTCAAATAGGCTATGGCGTTCGCTGATGGAGCGCATGGCAGAGTTGGGGCCCGACATAGAAACGAGAGAGGACGGCGCCTCTATCCTCACGCCGCACTACTTCCGGCATAATTACGCCTCCATACTCTATAATGCCGGCGTTGACGTGCTTTCCGCGCAGAAATTCCTCGGCCACGCCAACGTAAAGGTAACGCTTGAAATTTATTCACACCTTTCAAAGGAAAAAGAGGACGCAAGTGCGGGCGCAGTTATGGACGCTTTCAAAAAAAGGTTGCCAGAAAGTTGCCAAAGCGAAACCTCAAAATGAGCACAAGCAATCAAAAAAGCCCTAAATAACTAAGAAAAACGCCCGTGCAACACAGGCGTTTTTGATGTTTGGTATCCGGCGGCTACCCGTTTTTTATTCAGTTCCTTGCAGTTTCTCGTCCGTAAAAAGCGGCTGTTTATCTATGTTTTCCGTTTGCGCTCGTTTTAGGACTTGAAATAAAAGGTTGCCAGAAAGTTGCCGGAAGGTTGCCAGTTACGCAGTAAAATATTTTTCAACCTTGAAATCCTTACCGTCTATATCGTTAATGAAATCTTTTGCAAGGCTGAAATAAAACTCCGGGTCTTCTCCCCTGCCTACCATTTCGGCGGTATCGTGGCTATCGTTGTAGTACATATTCATGCACAGATAGTATTTGCATACCGCCGTTATGCCTTTCGTCGCCAGAAACGCCTTGATGGTATCATAGTCCCATTTCTGACCGTATGGGCGCATACCTTTGACTATCTGCCGCGCCTCTTCAGGAGTTATCCGATATGCTATCTCTTCGAGGCAATACATTGTTTCCTTGTACACTTCCGGCAGGCGGTCTTTTACCGTGTGCATCATATCAGAGAGCGCATCGGTCACCTCTGTCATATCGGTGTGCCTTTCGGATATCAGGCGTATGGTCTCCTTAAAGCTCATTACTCTGCGCCTCCGTTAATGCTTGCAAGGCTGTTAGTGGGTGTGCAAGTTTTATTGAGCAGTTTAAAGCTGCCGCCCGTGGCGTTGGTCTTAACGATGGTAGCATATTTGGTGCGGGTGCGTATGGCGCAGGCTGTGACCTGGGCGCAGCAGCTATTTATCAGCGGGTACTGTTCCGTGCCGGCGCCTATGGTGACAAACACGGGCGCGGTTATAGTGGTAGCCGCCGGGATAGACTGAGCTACCACGATGCAGTATTTCTGGTTGTCGTTATAGTTGCCTGCCGGGAGGTTGATTATCAGCCCGGTTCCCGCCGTGAAGGTAACTGCCTGGGAGATTATAAGGTTGGGGCAGAGTTTGCATACATTTTTACAAGCCATTTTTTATGCTCCTTTCAAAAATCAAGGGGCAGCATACGCCGCCCCGATATATCACGGCATAGCCGGAATTAGCAGCAGCAGCCGCAATTATTACCACAGAAGGGAGAGTTCCCCGCGTTGTAGGTGTAACCGTTGGGATAGCGGACTACTCCGTACATGCGGTTATCCATTTCAAGGCTGGACACTTTGTCCCTGAGAGCCTGCATTTCGTTCGCCTGTATCAGGGAGCGGGTGGCCTCGGCCTCGGCGTGGATAGCGGTGGTTATGTCGCAGGTGTTCTGGTTCATCTGCGCTGAGAGGTTAGCTATACCGAGCCTCTGTTCGCAGCAGCAGTTTGCGAGCTGGTTGGACAGGTTCCGGCCTTCGGTGGTGATAGCGTTGTTCAGCGCGAAGGTGGAATCACATATACCGTTGCCGATGTTAGTCAGGCGGTCATTGATCTGGCCGAAGTGCTGACCGAAGAGAATTTCTTGCTGAGACGCAGCGGTGGCATACTGTCCAAATTCGCCCTGGCGGTTCCAGCCGCCAAAGCCGCCGCCCATCATGGCAAAAAGTATGATAAGGGCGAATATCCAGAAGCCTCCGTTGAAGCCGTCAGTCTTGCCATCAGTTACCGCGGCTATATCCGCGAGAGAGGGCATATTATCCATAGTTCTAAAGTTCCTTTCGATTTATATTCCAATCCCGCGCGCGCTTCGGGTAATGGTCTATCTTAATTCAGAAAGAATATCCTCGGGGTCTATCCCGTATTGCTTGCAGGCCGCATAAAACATCTGTTTAGGGTCGCCGTTGCCTATCATCTGCTTTATCTTCTGCATTTGTCCGGGAACGGACATCAACTGTTTAGCCTGCGCTATCATTTGTGGGTTGAGCTTCCTCGGACTTCCTCCGCTTAGCATTTGTAGTATCGGGTTTGGCATTTATCATTTCCTCCAATCTGGCTATTCTCTGTTCAAGGCCGTTCACATCGACAGGCGGAGCGGGTTTATACGGGGTTATGCTATAAGGCGAGAGAGAGGGGAACCCCGCCCCGTCCGTTGTTTTAAGCCACACTATGGGGGCCGTTTCGTCCAACAGAAGAACGGAGCTATTAGGGGGCATTTGATACGCCTTTGCGCCGCCCTCGCCGTTCACTTTGACTACTTCGGTTCGCTGATATTGGGTTTGCTGGTTAAAATAAGGTTGGTATGGATACACTGTTTCACGCTCCCTTCTACCTGAATTTTGGCATAAAAAAAGAGCCGATAGGATTGCTCCCATCGGCTATTTATCGGCTATTTACAGTGCGTTTTCAGTTGTTTTTCGGCAGCCTTGCACCGCCTTCGTATCTGGTCATATTCAAGGGGTATTTCAAATTTAAGCTGGTACTCGCCCGTCAAAGCGTCGTATGGTACCCCGTCTAAAAGGCGGCGGGTTATCAGCCAGCGGTCTTTTTCGTTATGTATCCATTCGTGTATGAGTGCTTCCCATTCCGTGCGGGAACGGGAATTAAGCAATGCTTTATCCATTTCAAAGAGGCCCGCTTCTCCAAAAGCCTATACCTCCTTTATAAAAGTACGCCCCCCAATTAAGGGGGGGCTATTGAAAGGGAATCCCGTCCGGGGGCTACTGTTTGTTGTAGTTTGCCGAGGATATGCCCAGCACCGCGCCCAGGAACGTGTCAACGGCGGTGATGGTGCCGACGATCTCTTCGGGGTAGGGGAGGCTCCATATACCCGCAAGGGCGAAGTAGAGAGTGCCTATGGCGGGGAGCCAGATCAGGGCGATTGCCTTGAGAATGTCGTATACCTTGTTCGAGAGTTTCATGTTTTTTTCCTCCTTTAGTTGTTGTGTGCTTCAAGTCTGTCCAGCCGGTGGTGGGCGCTTTTCGCGCTTTCCTCCACACGGGCCACGCGGCGGTCTATGTCCTCGATTTTTGTAGCCTGCGCCCGCATATCAAGTTTTATATCGTCCACGCCGCGTTTGATGTAGTCCACGTCCGATTTAAGCGCGGTATCAATGGCGGTGTCGTGTGTAGCCGCATCAACCGCGTCCTTTCTCGCGGTCTTTATGTGAGCCAGCCAGCCCAGCAAAATGCCGCTCAGTCCCGTTACGATTGCCCATATCCATTCTTTGGTCATGGGTGCTCCTCCTTATTTTTTTAATGTGCCTACATAGATTTTGCCGTCCACGGATACGGTAGCCTGCAATATGCCCGGCAGCTCTGTCGGTGCCATGCTGTGTGCCTGTGCAAACCGCCGTATGGCCGCAATGGTGTTTTTGCCCGCTATGCCGTCCGCGTCCCCCGCGTCATAGCCCAGAGCGTTGAGTGCGGTTTGCAAGGCTTTGATGTCGTCTCCCCGCATCATGGGGCTCGTCAGGGTTATGATCTTCCGCGCCTTTTCCTCCTCCTTTTCTTCCTCCTGCTGGAGCAGGGCAAGCCGCCCCCAGTGCGTCCAGTTGCCATCGGACAGCTTGCGCTTGCATACGCCATCGTCGCGGCCTTTCGCCTCTATGGTGTAGCCGCCGCCGACGTATACGCCGACATGTACCATTTTCTTGCTGCTTTCGCTGTACTTGAATACGAGGTCGCCCGGCCATATGGGGGTTTTCCCGGCGTAGCCCCTGTTTTCGCCGCACATACGGTAAAGCCCCTGGGCGTTGGTGTCGCCCTTCATCCAGTGCTTTATGTCGCTGATGTAGTGTACGATGAGGCCGGAACAGTCGAACGCATAGAGAGGCCGTTTTTCGGCCTTCTCCATGAATTTCACGGCGCGGTTGTAATTCGTGTCGCTGGTTTCGCGCCGTTCTATCCATGCGTAGGGGTCGCTCATGCTGTCAACCTGCTGTCCCTGCGCTCCCCATACATACATATCGCCTACGTGGGATTCCAGGTAGGCGATAAAACCGTCTATTCTGTTCATTTGCGTTTACCTGCTACCGCAAGGCCGAACCCTATCAGGGCTATGGATACCGCATATGCGAGGACGGAGGCGCCGCCGGTCTTGGGTATCACCACGGGATTTTTTGCAATGGGCTGTTCGGCGGGCTGCGCGGCGTTAAAATAGTAGGTTTTGCTTACAGTCCTGTCCTGTTGGAGTGCGTTGTAGAGTTCTTCGGCGGTGGTGGCGTTGTCGTAGGCCTTGTCCTTGACGGTTATACGGAGGGCGGCGGGCTGGTCGGTAACTATGCCGCTCAGGTAATATGTGCCAGCCTCCAATCTCAGGTCGTTTGTGTCCAGCTTTACGCCGTCCAGCTCGATTATAAGCTCCATGTCGGTCAGGTCGTAAAACCGGGGTATGCCTATGTCAACCTTGAGCAAGAACAGCTCGTTGTTGACGTAGGTTTTGGATACCGCCTTGCCGGTCTGGTAGTCCAGCGCGGTTATATCCAGAGTTACGGGGTCTGCGGCGTAGGCTATGGTGCAAAGGCACAGCATGAGCATTACCGCGAGGATACAAGTGAGTTTCTTCATTTTGATTTTTTTCCTTTCTTTGTTTTTGTTTTTTTTAATTATGAAAAAAGAGCCGTGCGGCTCCTTATTCCTGAAGTTCCCATCCCTGTGGGTATGCGTCTGGGGTGTAGACGTTAGCAGCTATAAGGCTCTTGTATATCGCACCGTTCCACCAGCCAAGCTCATCTTTATCAAAAGCTTCCGCCGCCGTGATGACATCGGGTATCACCCTTGCGCCGTCCTTGTACTGGATTTTTACCCATAGAGTAGGCGCGTGGTCGGGGTCATTTTCCTCGGTATCCCATAGGTCTACGGTGGCCTGTTTGAGCCAGCCGTTCCAGTTGATACGAGTTCCGGCTTTTATGAGACTGCCACTCTGTTTTAAGGTTGGATAGAGGTCTACGCAACCGCTTGCGTCCTTATCGGGTACGGCGGGCAGTGCCTTCTCAAGTTGCGCCCGCCATACTCTTGCTTCTTCTGCCGTGCGTACTATCATGCTTTTTCTCCTGTCATAATATCGAGGACTTCGGTATAGTCAGTAACCGGAGGTTGTTCATGTTCCTCCCACTCCTGTACTATTGCCGTATCAGTTTCTGCCCACTTTTCGGTATAGTAGTACCCATCTCGTATAGGCATTGTAGTTCGTGTCACGGGCTTATAGCCCAGTTCCTTTATCGCCGCATTGTCATTGGTGGAGAGGTGCGCCCCTGCGGGGTGCGTCACACCGTTGATTATAAGCGGCGACTTCAACTCAACCGGCAGGCGTAAATATTCGGGATACCCGCCCACCAGCTTGGCATAGTTTGTGTTTAGCATTGTATTGCTCCTTTTATAGGATTAGATTATATGAACCGTCTGTATTTGGTGTAGCATTGTAAGGTGTATCGGAGGGTATTACAAAAGCGGGGGCAACGCCATCGCTATTATTAGAAGAGTTGCCATAAACTGTAATACCACCCAAATGATTAACATATTTCACGCCGCCATGGTAGCCGGAAGTATACCCTCCGGTGGAATATTGTGAAGATAACCACCATTCCTCTCCATAACCATTTTTCGTTCGTATTCTGCTTGCATCGTTTGTGTATAATTGCAAACCTACTCCTTCCCATGCAACTTTACCTTCATAGGTTTCATTCGCTCTTCCGCTCATCATAGTCAGCGTTGGAACAAACATCTTACGAGTAACACTCTCAGAACCGGCGAGCGCGAACGTTACATCCATCATTTTATTACGGAGCTTCTGAGGCATTCTATTGTAAATAGTTGTTTTTACCAAATTGTCCAAAGTGCTGTTGGCGTAAAAAGAATACTCACCAAATTTCGAACTGGAATAGATGTTTTTCCTCACCAGTACCACGCCGCCGCTCACAAGATTATCCTTGTCCGCTATCTCATAGTTAGGCGTACCCGCTCCACCGTCCGTGCCTACATTTATCAACGTACCCAGCGGCAACTCGGATATGGGCGCACCGCCGCCCCCTGTCATCATCATTCTACGCCGTAAGGCAAACTGCAAGGGTATCATGCGCTCACAACCTCCTGTACTGCCCACACACCATCGAACACATCAAATTCATACGCTTTAGATGCTTCAATGGTAGGGGCCGCGCCCATAAATGTGCCACTAAATGACACTGATACGCTGCTTCCCGTAGAAAACATGCCGTGCGCCCAGCCGGATGCGGGCGGGGTAAACACGTATGTACCCACAGGAGAGGATACGTTATATATGGTGTTAGCCGTCAGTGCCGCGCCGCTGGCGGGGAGGGAGGAAGCCATAACAGGTGGGGTCAGGTAGTCCGTGTCACCTACGGCCTGTGTCACTTTGCCGCCTGCGCCCTTGAGCAGGCCGTTAATGTTGGTCGCGGTGTCGGCGGTTATCTCGTTGGGGCCTGCGGGGCCCTGTTCGCCCTGTGCGCCCGTATCGCCTTTCGCTCCCGTGTCGCCCTTTGCCCCCTGCGGGCCCTTGATATCAACGCTTGCGGGGTTATCCAGCCCGCCGTTGTTACTCCAAGATATAACGCCCTCGGCGGATACCGAGGGGGTAAAGTATGGGCCGGGGTCGCCCTTCGCGCCGTCTGCGCCCTTGGGGCCTTGGATACCCTGTGGGCCTTGCTCGCCCGGATCGCCCTTCGCGCCGGGGTCTCCTGTCGCGCCTTTTTCGCCTGTGGCTCCTTTTTCGCCTGTCGCGCCCTGCGGGATGCCGAACTTAAAGGCAAATATCTTTGCGGTATCTGCGCCGGAAGCTGTTACCTCTACAGTAGCGGGGGTTCCCGCGTCAAGGGTGTTTGCCGTAGCGGTAGGTGTGCCAAACCCTGCGGCTGTGCCGGGGTCGCCCTTTGCGCCGGGGTCTCCCTGCGGGCCTTGCTCGCCCTGTATGCCCTGTTCGCCCTGTATGCCCTGCTTGCCTTGTATGCCCTGCGGGCCTTGCTCTCCGGCGGGGCCGCGCTCACCCGTGAGGCCCTGCTCTCCCTGCGGGCCTTTTATGTTGGCGTCGGGGGGATTAGCGAGACCGCCGTTATTGCTCCATGAGATAACGCCATCAGTGGATACCGAGGGGGTAAAGTAGGGGCCGGGGTCGCCCTTTGCTCCAGCGTCTCCTTTCGCTCCCTGATCTCCCTTTGCGCCCTGCTCACCAGTCGCGCCCTGTTCTCCCTTGGGAACGCCGAACTTAAAGGCAAATACCTTTGCGGTATCTGCGCCGGAAGCTGTCACCTCTACAGTAGCGGGGGTTCCTGCGTCAAGGGTGGTCGCCGTGGCGGTAGGTGTGCCGAATCCGGCGGCTTCGCCCGTGGGGCCCTGTTCTCCCCTTGCTCCCGTGTCGCCCTTCGCGCCGGGGTCTCCCTTGGGGCCCGTATCGCCTTTAGGGCCAGTGGGGCCTTGCTCACCTTTTGCGCCCTGCAAGGGGCCGTTGTTTACCCACTTGGAATTTACGCCGTCCCAGATATATATATCATACGGTTCGCCCGCGCCCACGCCGTAAGCGTCGCCAGCGGAGGGGTTAGATACTCCGGCTTGTAATGCCGAGAGGGAAGCGTAATAGCCCAACACGGCAAATCCTTCGCCCGTATCGCCCTTGGCTCCCTGTGCGCCCTGTGGCCCCCGTATATTGACTGTGGCGGGGTTATCCAGCCCACCGTCATTACTCCACGATAAATCGCCGTCAGCGGTCACAGAGGGCGTATAGTGCGCTCCTGCGGGGCCTCGTTCGCCCGTGGCTCCCGTATCCCCCTTGGGGCCCGTTTCTCCCTTGTCTCCGGGGTCGCCTTTAGGCCCTTGGATACCCTGTTCACCCTTGGGGCCAGCGGGGCCCGTTTCTCCTGCGGCTCCTGTGTCGCCTTTATCGCCTTTCTTGCCTTCGGGGCCTTGGGGGCCGACGGGGCCAGCGTCGCCCTGCAAGCCTTTCTTGCCCTCCGGGCCTTGCGGGCCGGTAGGGCCTTGCTCACCACGAGGGCCTTGCAAGCCTTGTATACCCTGTTCGCCCTTGGGGCCTTGTATTCCTGCGGGGCCTTGTACACCCTGCGGGCCTTGGAGGCCTGTGGGGCCTATTTCACCCTTTTCACCCTGCGGGCCTGTGGGGCCTGTGGGGCCTGTGGGGCCTGTCGCGCCTAACGCCTGGGATACTAAGTCCTGCACCTCGGCAAGAAGCTGTTCCGCCACACTGGGGGTGGGAAGGTTGGAACCGGGAAGGTCGGCTATTATCTCAATGGGCCGCGTTCCCGTCCACTTGGCTATGATGTTCTTCTCATCGTTCGCCAGAGTGGCTAAAAGTGTGAGGTTCATCATTCCCCGCTTGCCCGTAAACAGCGGCGTGATATGCCATGTAAGGGTTATATCTTCCCCCACATCTTTATACAGCACATACCTTGCTTCCGTGCCGTCCATGGGCCAGTACGCCTTTATGGTGAACCCTGCGGCGGCAAGGTCTACATCACGGGCATCTAAGGGTATGCTGATAGTGACGGTATCCGCCAGACTTTCACCCTCGATAACAAGGGACTGTATAGGGGTAGTGAGAAGATACTTTCCGTCAACCGTTATTCTGTGCATTGTTCGTCCTCCGCAAGTTTTTCTAAGGCCAGAATACAGCCTAATTTCGCGTCTAAGTCCGCTTTCGCTACAACGGGTATAGAAGTATTAAGTGTGCGTATTATCGCTTGTATAACGGCTTTCTGTTCGTCTGTCATATATCCGTAGCTCCTTTAAATCTGTCATCATGGGTTTTGATATAGTTATAAACAACCTGATACAACGTTTGTCCTTCGAGCGCGGACGGGCTAAAATAGTCAGTGTAATCGGTCGAGTTTTCGCCATACTCTTCAGAAGGATAAACGATGTCCTCTACTCGAATCTTCACCGCCGCGAAAGTTATAGGATTTGCACCCGCCAGCCGTGCTTCCTGCGAAAAATAAGGATTGACTGTCGCGTCAACCCTTTTGTTTACTCTGTCTATCTTAACATCATCTATCACCCAATAATTTACGGGAACGCCCTCTTTTGTAGTTTTAGGTAGATACAGCGCCATATCTTTCCTCCAATGCTGATAATCTCCGGTTTAAGTCCTGCACATAAGGCAATAACAACTTGGGTAATCCGCCCTCGTAATCAACGGCGCACGGGATATCTTTGCCATTGATTTTTTCGGTTATAACAAGTTCGGGGCATACCTTGTAGACTTCTTCGGCTATAAGCCCGTAATCCTGTTTACCACTGGATTTCCATGTGAACTTACGGGGACGTAGGGCGTTCACTTTTGCTATACAATCCAACCCCGCATCTTGAATATTCTCCTTGCGGCGTATCGATGAGGAAGCATAGCCTATATATCCTCCGCCTGATGCCGCCCATCGTAGCGTATAAGTGTTGACAGAATAATCATAAATTTGATCACATTGCAGATAACCTTTAGTAAATATAGTAGCACCGGCGTTAATAGAATAATCAACTCCCAGCGTAACAAGCCCGCTTTTTTGGCCTGACAGGGTTATTTGACCAAGCTTTAACTTACCTCCACTTTGCCCTGAGTACAGCGAACAAGTATTGCCTTCAAGGTAACTGCCGTGTATATCGAATCCCGCAATCGTACCGCCTGATGCCGTAAGGTTGCCGGTGGTCACTGAGCCGCTTATGGTGGCGTTTACGCACGTCATCTTGCCGTTTGTATCTATCTTGAAGTTGTTGTTCGCCGTGACAACGCCGTTAAGGTTTATCTTTGACGCGCTTATTGATACCGCTTCCGAGCTTTGATTTATGGTGGAAATAATATTGTCCTTGGTGACGGTGCTCGACAATCCCTCGGCGGTTATTTCAAGCTGTGTCTGCATATTCTGCGTCCATGTGGTAGGCATACATACGGTGTTATCTACCACCCACGCCGAGCCAGTGTAACGCTTTATTTCCTTTGTCGAGGGATTGTACCAGTATTCGCCCTCCTTTGCGCCCGTAGGCGTGGCGGTCTGGTTGTATTTAGGGGAGATGACCGTCTGCCACGCGGAACCCGTCCATACCTTTATCTTGCCATCGTTGTACCATTGATACCCCGTATTCGCGGTTTTCTGGTCATCGTCCCACCCTAAAGAGGGGTCGGTGTCGGATTCAACAGGGGTCAGGAAAGCTACCCGTGTGACCGTCTGCTTCATGCCCTCAACGGTCATTTCTATTTCATGGGCTGCGCGTCCGGCTATGAGCGTCCGGCGGTTCTCCGCGCTTATGGCGGGGCGCAGAGGGGAGCCGGAGCTTATGTACTGTATCCTTGCCCTGCCCTTAAAGGTCAAGTCCATGCGGTAAATGGGGAAGGTATAAGTCCCATCGTCCGTGACTACCTTTATCATGTCGCCCGCTTCCAAAGACCAATCGCCCTTTGCGTCCAGCTCGACAGGCGTAAACGCCGCAAAGGAGTTTAAGCGGTTATAGATAACCTGTGCATAAGGTCTTATCTGTGCATCGGTATAGCCATACAGCATAGGGCAGTCTATTATTTGATAAGCGTTCGTCCCCGTGCCGACTATTACGCCTATATCCTTTTCGGAAGCGGCTACTTGTAATTTGTCTATCTTGGCTACCTGATACTCCGATACCACGGCGTTATAATAGTCCGCAGAATTGGCGGTCTTATTAAAGGTGACATCGGCATCGGTGAACCACGCCAGTTCACATACTCCGCTTCGGGATATGCGGGCAAAGGAACACGCCGCCTCGGCTATCCATTGAAGAACTTCCCGGCAGAGAACATCTTGCGTCCTGAACAGCGGCGAATCAAAGGTTTTCCCCGAATTGGGGAAGTCTGCTATTGAAGCAGGTACGCCGACATGAGCGCAAAGCGATGTAAAAATATTTTTTAGTGTAGTCGGGTACGAAAGAGAATTAAGAAAAGCATCTGCGCTCACATCGAACTTTACCATTCTGTCATGGGCGGTGATGCTTATTTTTTTAGGTTTAAGTTTGTCGGGCTTTTCGGAGATAAACACGCCCAGAGGAACATATTCGTATTCTTCCCCCACGAGTACGCCTATCGAGGCGGTGAACTCCGTGCCGTCAAAGTTAAAAGAGGACAGCCCCCCGTCAAAGTTAAGGAGTTCTACCCCCAGTTCTGCGGAACAGGCCGCGCCTATCGTCAGTTCTTCGTCCTCAAAAGCCATGCTTGAATAGGTCAAGCCGGAGATAGAGAGGTTTTGTTCCGCTATCTGATTTTCGCCGAATGTCAGCTTTAGCTTTTGGGGCTTGCCCGACATTACGGCGTTACGAAAGCCTGTGCTTACTGTGTACATTTTGCCTCCAATAAAAAAGACACCCGAAGGTGTCACGGAGTATCTATCTTAATGAGCCGATAATTCCGAGTAAAAGCAATATGCCGAATGCGATTAGGATTTTGGTCAGGCAACCGCTCTTCTTAGGTTTACCGCCCAGATATACATTAAATCCGCCGCCTGTCGGCGTGTCGTTTATATTTACCGATTTGGTTTCCGCTGGAACGGCGTTTGCGCCCTTGGTCACTATCTTCGCGGAACCCTCTGCATTGCCGTACAGTCCATACCCGCGCTGGAACCAGAGAGAAATTTTCGCGCTATCCCGCCTGTCTTTTATGGTTATTCGTGCTTTAATGGCTTCATTCCTCGTTCTTATGTCAAACACGTGCCTGCCTACCGGGCATTCTATAAAACTGCGTTCGCCCAAACCGAGCCGACACACTTCTTCACCGTCCTCGCTGACTACAATTTGTTCGGCGTATGAACCTTCCAACTCCGGGCGTTCTATTATCACATTAGGTTCGAGTATCGTTGTTTTTACACGTTCCAAGCCCTCTTGTGCCTCCTGATTGTCCATGTCAATATCAAGAGCACGGTCGTAATATTTTTCGGCGTCATCAAGCATTTGCCGTTCTTCGTAGTCTTTCGCTCTTTTGAGAATGTTATTGATTTCGGACGAGCGATTTATGTTTACCGTTCCGCTCACTTTCTGTACGGCATCGGCGATCATTATCTTGGTTCCGCAATAATTACAGAAACCAAATTCCCTATCCTGATCTAACTCTATATCGGCATTACAGTTCGGGCATTTAAGAGCTATTATTTTCATAACAAAACCCCCTAAAGATATGTAATTTCATTATTACGCCTTTAGGGGGAAGTGTCAATACTCTATTACCGTCATGCTCAAAGAAATATACGCCTTGTTCTTATCACCTTCGGGGAACCAGATAATTTCTTCTTTCCTGTCGCCTACATAAAACGTGCCGGAATAGTTACCCGCAAGGGTCTTAGGGTTCGGACAGGTGAAAGAAAAGCTGTCGGAATCGACTGCTTGTAATATCGCCGAGCACAGTTCCCATGTCAGCACGTCCCACGACAATTCAACGGTCAGCTTCTGCGCTACCATTGTTCGGTTGAGTGTGCCAGAAGCGTCTCTTTCAGCCTCCGTGTCGAGGTCAGCGAGTGTCATATTCAGTTTAGAGGGGTCGGGGAGCGTATAGCTCCCCGCCTTTAAGCCTATATCATATCTATACATCACACGTTACCTATGGCAATATTGTTCATATTGACCGATTGATTGACTATCCTGCCCAGCTTCGCAGAGGGATACAGTGCTATCTCCATATCCTTATCTGCTATTCTCTTGAGCAGGGCTATGATGGTTTGGGTATCCTTATCGTTCAGCCCGCCCATTATGGATTGCAGCTTATCAAGGGGGGCTATGACTTCGGGATTGTTCTTGGCGTTGGCGTATTCGCCTACCCTTGCGAGGGTATCGCCGTAAGCAAGGCCGCCCTGCGCCAGCAGGGGAATAGTTTTAAGGGTAAATAATTGTTTGTCTACGCCCGCGAATATCGTTTTGCCGCCAATAACAAGAGGATCAATGGTAATGTGCATCTTCTCATTTACCCAGTTGATGAGCTTGTTCATCAGCGATATAGCAGCGTTAATGGCTTTCTTGAACACGTCCTTAAACGCGAGCTCAACTCCGTCCATAGCAGAAGTCCACTTTTCTTTTGTGAACCACGGCTCAACATTCTCACGGAACCATTTCACAATGCCTAAAGTGTTCCACCATTCAACGACGGCCTCCCATTTCTCTCCGATGCCTTCTTTCATGCCTTCACCGGCTTCTGCCCACTTTTCTTTAGTCAACCACGGCTGAACCTTTTCCTCGAACCACTTGGCGATCCCAGTATTCTCCCACCACTCCTTGAAGCTGTTCCATTCTTCGCGGAGGTTATCCAAGCTAAGGGTTGCACCCTCCGTGTTAAGGCGTATTTGTTTCTCGTTTTCGGGTTTAAGGTTTTTCCACCATTCAACGGTTTTGTCCCAGTCTCCTGTTGAATTTTTCTGGCTTATTGCGGTATCCACACGCAGAGTTTTCCATTGGTCGGCATTCGTTTTTTCCCACCAATTTATAAGGTTTTTTGTTTCATCATCCTTTGTTTCTAAGGATACTGTACCGCCCAACTGTATCTTGTCGTGTTTGCCGTCATTAAGTATATCCATCTTTTCATTGGACTGCCCAAGACCTTTATTTATGCCGTAGAATATCTTCTGCTTCGCCTTTAGTGCTGCGATTAGGAGCCGCCACGCTTTCTCCGCTATTGATTCCCAATCAATATTTTCAAGCATTTCCTGCAACTTCGAGCTTACCTCGTTCCAGTTCGTTGTTTCTATAATACCTGTCAGAAAATCAAGAACACTGCCTATCTTCGCCTCTATAACATCAGCGGTCGCGGTTGCATCCCAATCTTCCACAAAGCCATTGATAAAATCGCCTATGCCTTTTCCGAGGTCGCTCCATTTGATACCTTTGAGCCACTTTGCAACAACCTTCATAGCAAGGTTAAACCCGTTGGCGAGGGTATTGCCGAGCTTACGGAAGTTGAAGTTCTCTATAAAGCCGTTTACCGCTTCTACGATATCCTGAACGGTTTTCAGTATCTTAGGTCGGAGCTTATCTATCCAACCGTTGAGCTGGCTTACTGCGGTATTTAAGCCTTGTGCAATGACTGTACCTACACCTTTCCAGTCTCCGGCTTTTATGGCGGCTTTAAGTTTATCCATCCATTTGGAAACATCGGTCGGAAGCATACTCTCAACAGATGTTTCCTTGAACATGCCGGAAGTATCCGCGCCTCCTGTTCCGCCGCTGTCCTTCTGCTGCTGGATAAGGTTGATCTGGTCGAATCCCGCAAGAGTGCCTTTCAGATCTTTTGCGGCTTTGTTGGATTTATTAAGGGATTTTGCGTAATCCTGCTGCACATATACCGCCTTTGTAAAGGTGGAATCGCCTCTGAATTTTGCGAACAGTGCGCCCAGCATATTAAACAAACCGGCTACCGCCTGTATTATCTTGTTTATTACCGGAAGTATGGATTGCAGAGCAGGAAGCAGCATAGCCGCTATACTGTTTTTGACATAAGTAAAACCGCTTTGCAGCTGGGACATGGCGGCGTTGGCCTTACTACTGGCCTGCACCATATTATTCATACCTTCGGTAGTTCCCATGATTAAGGCATTGATACTTCGCCATATAATCATACGCGACAGTATCTTTGTCACAGCCTTTCCCATTTTAGAGAAACCAGAAGTAATATCTTTTACTTTGGTTTTAACCGCATCTACAGCCTTGCCGAATACTTTCTTTACAGCTCCGCCTATTTTCGATACGACAGCTCCGACTTTTGCTTTTATCCCTCCAAAAGCCGTGACGGTCTCGCCAAACTTCTCTTTGATTGTCCCGACCTTTTCCCTGAATGCATCGAACTTACTGCCGGCCCCTTCCGTCTCGCCTTGTATTTGTTGCATTTTTTGAATGGCTTCATCAATACTTGGAATCCAGTTTTTATCTTTTTCCCTGAATGCCTGTGCAATACTCTTGCCACCATTATCTTCCCAAAGAGCGCGACGCTTGGCGTATTCCTCGTTTGCATCAGCACGGGCTTGCGCTTCATCCTCTGCGGCGGCGCGTATCCTTGCCGCCGTTTCCTCGGCGGCATCGGCGGCCAGCTTCGCCCAACGTATTTCGTCAGCTCGTGCAGCAGCTTCTTTTTTTGCCGTCTCTTCCGCCGCTTTATTGGCTTTTGAAAGCCTTTGTTTTGCAATAGCCAACCGCGCATTGGCTTCTTCCATTTGAGCCGCGTACTTCACCCTTACGGCCTCGGTTTTGAGTGCTTCCCTTTCCGCTGTGGCCTGTGCGCGTATGGCCTTCGCGTTCTGCATACTGCTTGCCGACTGCTTTACAAATCGGTTAAGTCTGGTTTCCAGTTCGGTCAAGACCTTCTCGGCGGTTGAAGCATCACAACCGACTAAAATTTGTAATTCTTCAACGACCACGGACATATCCTCCGAATTTATTTCTTATTTCGTCTATTCTGTTGTCAAGGCTCCGCTCCCACGACGCAGGAACAAACAGTTCTTCGTACTTCGGCAAATCGTGCTTGGACTTGGAAAACATATTGCTTATGTTGGTGGCAATAAACCTTGATACCAGCACGCTTGAATAGTACATTTCCCTGCACTGGTTTTCCTCGCGGGCTTCGATATAGTCTACAATATCGGCGGGTTCATGCTCCCAAAACTGATTTGGGAGCATTCCCGCCATGCTTGCACGTTTGAGCAAATCGTAGATTATATCGGTGAAATCCTTTTCAATGTTTTTCTTAACGTCCTCGAACTGCTCTCTTAGCAAACGACGCTCTTTGCCACGTCCGCCGCCGCCGCCGTTATCGCCTCGGTCATTGCCGCCGACATATCCAGCTTGTTTAAGGGCTCTCTCATATAGTCCTGAATGCTCTGCCCTTTCAGGTCTACACGACCGAAAAAACCCATGCCGTAAGCGAAGTTCACCAGCTCGGTATAGATGTCCTCCATGTAAGTACCCTGCTCCATGAGCTTGTCAAACTCATCGAACACGGCCTGCTTATTCTTGGGCTTGGGGTTTGCAAACGACATTACCACATCTGCAAAGAAATCCAAATCGCCCTGCTCGTAAGCGGTGAGGAACTTTACTTTGAGATTAGGAGCACCTATTTTCTGTTTGAGGTCGCAATAAGCCTTGCAGGAGGCTTTAAGTTCAAATTCACCGATATTCATGTTGTTCTCCTTTATACGGGGGTAGTTACGGTTTTGCCGTTGAACAGGTCAACATAGGAAGTCGTTTCGCCCTGGAATGCGATATACACGGAATCGCCGACAAGGTTGACGGAGAATGCGCCCGTTTGGGCGTTATTCGCCTGCTGTCCGCCCGCATACATGGATACGACCTTGCCCTTGTAAAGAATACCGGTGCCGAGCTTGGTAGCATCGGAAGGGATTTCGTACTCTTCGTAAATCCAGATAACATCACCGACCAGAAGTCCCATCTTCGCCATATTGCCGGTCTCGGCGGTGAAGTCGGGGACGAAGGAATACTCAAACACGGGCATTTCCTGCTGACCGGCAAGGTTACGCACGAAATATTCAGATATAATGTTTACGGAAACCTCGGAGGGCGAACCGCCCTTATCGGGGGTCTGGGTAAGACCGGCTATCTCGGTCTTGTTTGCCATAGTGTAAGCGGTATCATAAAATACGCGCTGGCCTACGGAAGCCTGATACTGTGCCATATTTTCTCTCCTTTAGAACGTTTTTGTTTTCTTGAAATAGACTACGTTGACGTGCCATTTCCCGTTTGCGTCGCGGTACGGCTCTGTCGAGCGTGTCTTGATATAGTGTTTTTCCAGCATTGCGGCGTGGAGTTTGTCAGCCAAATCGAGAACGCCTGTAAATCCCTTGGTGCTTATGTAGGTCTCGCCCCACACACCACATCTTATTGAGGTGGCGGGAAGCGCTTCGCCCTCTAAGGATTTTACCGATGTCTCCTGTGTGATGTTCAATGTCACGATAGGATACCTTTCGGGGGTCTCGTCAGATTCCGGCTGAACCTCAACTTTAAGTTTTTTGTTAAGATACTTCTGAGCGTCCTTATAGATATTCGTCATAGCAGTTTCCTTATCTCGTCCGCCACGGACTGAACAACAAAATCCTTTGCCGCGTCAAAGGCGGGCTTCATATAGGGGTGAGGGTGTGCGCCATAAACCTTGTAGAACAGTCCCTTCTTGCTTAGGACGGTCTCAAAGTTGTACTTGCTCAGGTCTGCCATGCTCTCATGGACATACCACGGGATTTTTGCCGAAGAACCCAACTCGTTATAAATACCCGTACCGTATTCTAGCGTCATAGCCTGCGGGATAGCTGCGGTATGCACCTTTCCCTTTACGGTTCCGGTTTTCTCATCGAAAATGGTAAACTCTATCGAGTTTTTCAGTTCTCCCGAATCAACGCGAACCATAGAAATCGCTATATCCGCCATTTCCTTACCGCCGCTCTCCGTCCCTTTTCGGATGGCAGACTGAATATCCGGCCTTTCAAACCTCTTTATGACTTTAACTTTGGCGTTAAACATACTTCTTTGCCGTATATGTCGAGAACCCACGGGCGGAATTGACGGATTCCACAATATAGCTCGGCGTTTCCTGCGGGTCGTTTAAGCAGATTCCGTCACCCTCGACTATCTGAACAGGCCCATCGGAGGGGTCTTTGCAGATTTTGATATATTCCTTGATACGTTCGCCGTACATGGCTATATCCTCTGCGCTTCCGGCAGAGTTAGCCACAAGTTTATACCGTCTGACTAAGGCCCACTCCGAAACAACAGTCTGCCCGTTCATCGTCTCCTTAATGGGGGCAAGCACATAAACGTCCTTCTTATCCTTCGCTCTCATATACCGCTCCTAACGGGTTCATTTTGCCTTTTAAAGCCAGTTTAAGGTTCTCGGTAATATCTATATAGTTAGTGGACACTCCCGCCGCAGACTGGGAATTAAAGGCTTCTGCGCCCATCTTCCCTATCGCCTTTACCGCCGCGTCCTCTATATAGGGTTCTAACCACTTCGGAGGCTCCTTGTAGCGGGTAATGGCACACGCTACCGCGGTATACCGCTCCAAAAACATCAGGATAACGCCGTCCGGCGCACCCGTTTGAAGCTTTACGTTGTTTACCATTACCTCATTCATTTATTCCTCCTTCTTAGGGCGGCCCCGCCGCTTGGGTTCTTCTTCCTTAAACTCTCCGTCGTGTTCGTATCCCAGGGCGATAAGCTTTCTTATCGTCGCTTCGTTGGAAGTCTCAAAAAGGCCACGCACAAACTGTGCTATGGCCTTATCTTCCTTCACATCAAAGGGGATACTCGTTTTGTTCCCCTGATAGAATTTCATGGTTATTCAGTGGTGAGGTTGGTTATCTTACCGTGGAGCCATTCAGGGCCGTAGTTCAGACCTACCTGTCCGAATATCTCGCCCTTCTTGCCCGCGCCGTTCTTAGCCAGTTCCTCAAAGAAGAAGTTGCCCTTGCCGGGGGTGGGCTGCTCTACAAGATGCACTACATCACGACGGAAAAGAAGTATCTGGTCTTTGGGCATGGCGCGGGAAAGAACTATGCCTACATCGCCGAAGTCGGTGATAAGGCGGGTCACGTTCACACCAGCCTCCATGCGGGAATCCGGCATCTGCATGGAACCCTCATACAGCGCGGAAATAGCCGCCTTCTGGAAGGAATTGCACATCAGTATCATGCCGTTCACATCACCGCCGTTGTCAAAGATGGACTTGACCAGTGACTTTATCATAGCCTTGGTCAGCGCGACAGCGGTAGAACCTGAGCCCTTCGCGTCTATGACGTTGGTGGTCAGCGCGGTAAGAATACCACGGGACTTGTTGATGGTAGCATCGGTGGTAGCGGCGTTATACTCGCCCTGCAATGAAGTGAACTCTATATCGTTGGCGATATTGAGCATCTGGCGGGAAATCTGCCAGTTCCACTCGTCGCCGGGGTTCGCCTGCTGACCGGCTATGTTGATACCGCTCATAGTACCCATGTTAGATTCCTTGGCATAGGAAATCTCACAAGCCCTCTGGTATATCTGGGTCACGTTGGTATGCTGGGTGCGGGTTATCTTCTTGGTGTCAGGCGCGGTCATGGATGCCTGCTCGGATATGGCAGGCTGGGAGGGAGTGTCAAGGGAATACTCCTGATCTACCGCGAACTGAACGTGATTGGTGTACTGAGGCTCCGCTATAAGGTTTATAAACGGGGTCTGGGTGTTGCTCTTGGTATAGAGCAGGCCGGAATAGTTAGGTACTGCAAAACTCATTATAGGGGCGTTTGCCATGATATTTTCTCCTTTAAGTTAAGTCTATTTTTTTAGATTGCGCGAGGGTCATAAGCTGCACTTGTTTAAGCATATTGCCCGACTTGACAGCTTCCGCCCACTCCGCTTTGAGTTGAGCGGCTTCATTTGCCTCTGCCCCGGAAGCAGGGGGTGTGCCGCCGCCCAGAAGGTCAGTTTTCGCTTTCTGCTCCGCCGCAATCACCTTGGCAGACAGAAGCTTTACGATGGAGTTCGCAAAGGCCGTAGCCTTATCCGTCTCCGTGAATGTAGGCATTTCGGGGAAATCGTCCTCTTTCAGCCCTGCTCCGGCAAATATCTTGCCTATTTCAAGGCTGCAAATCTTAGTCTTGTATTCGTTCTCCGCGTCCTTGGCGGCCTTTTCCGCTTCGGCCCTGCGCTGCTCGTCCGTCATTTCCTTCTCCTTATAGGATTTAAGGTTCCTCGACAGCTCGGCGGCCTCGGAGGCTTTTTTGTCGAATACATCTTTTTTTACATATCCCGTATAATCAGGTGTAAATTCATAAGAGGAATAAAGCGCAAGCTTTTCCTCGGCGGTCATATCTTCCCGATAGCCTTCCATTTTGGTAATGTCTATTTTCATTTTTTCTCCTTTGGGATTTATGTCTTCTCTGACAAAATGGGATTTATGCCTTCTCTGGCGTAAAATAGCACCGGCAATTAGGATGTTTTGTCGGTATTTTGTCTATTGGATAAATTTTTCCGTTGCGTTCTTCACACTCTTTGCAAACTTTTTCATCGTCCTGTGTGTGCCACTTGATTTTTTTATAACCGTTGTCCTTAAAGGCCCTTATTACGGTCTTATCTTCAACGGTGATGGCGAATTGGTCTGTTTGCCATGTCACATAGTTCAATCCCCGCGTGAAATCCTGCTTTATAGGGGGATAATTGACGGTAGGGGGGTCTTTGCCGGAGTACTCGGCATCTGCGATTATGGATTCAGCCAATCTTGCCCCCTTTCGTTCCAGTTCTTTTGTGAAAACATATTTAACAACAGGGTCGTAATCGTCCAGAATACCTGTTACCCACGCTTCGAGTATCCTATCCGGCCCGTTATGGTCTGCGTATGCTTTCTTGGCTATATCCAAGTACGCTTCTTCGGATAATCTCAGGATTTTTCTGTACAGAAGATTTATCTGGTCGATTACCTTTGTGTTGGAATCAATATAAAAGAGCGTTTCCTTAGTTTTCAGAAACGCCCTCGTTATTGTTTTCTTCAGGCTCTTCGCCCGTTCGTCCCCGTACTCGTACATTCATTGCCTCCGCTATTTCGTTTGCCTCCTGCTTATCCTGTTCAAGCTTCCGCTGATGAGCGGCCTCGGAATCCTCCACGAAAGACACCATATCAAGAATGTCCTTATCTGAAAGTAGCCCGGAGCCCTTGACTTGGGTCATGAACTGCGCCTCGTCCGTCATAGAGGAAGGAATATTCCTTGAGAACGCCACATCTAATACTTCCCAGTTATAGTGGTTGGCGGTTCCCTCGTTCATCAGCGCAGTTATCTTCTGCGCCCTGCCCTCCAGCAGACCTTTTTCAAAGTTACGCTCATACGCTATTATTGTGTTATCCATGCCGTAGTTCTGATACCTGACGGCCTGAATATTCTGGTAGACTTCGGCTATTTCCGTGGGGTTAGTCTGGCCTAAAGAGGCGTATATATCGCCAGTCAGAATGTCGAAGTACCCTTGGATGGATTGTATGTCAACATTCTTTATCAGCCATTCAACCTTATTATCCTCGCCCAGATATAAGGTTTTGAATTTGGACAGCCTTTCGTGGAGTTCTTCTTCGTCCTCATCGGTTTCGGGCTGCATGTAGCCAATCATAAGAAGAATGGCCTCATCGTTATATTTAAACGTGTTGGAAACGTTGTTCAGAATGGCGTTTCTCGCGTGAACCAATGGAAGAACCTTTTCAAAATACCCCTCCCTGTTTGGCATGGGGTATTCTACAATGGGTATGCCGCAGGTCTTAAGCAGCGCCATTTCGGAAGCTGTGGCGGGTTCTTCCCGAACGTTACCGTCAAATATATACTTTGTCCAGCGGTCATCCGTAATCAGCTCATAGGTTTCATACTTCCGATTGTCCACGAGAGAAAAATATTCTTCTCGAATGATAAAAGCCGTGGGATTGCGGTCTATGGTCTGGTCGTGGAACAGCATTGCCTTTCGGGGATCCACGGGCTTGAACTTTGGAGCTATCAGGCCGTCCCTTTTAGACGCGTATATCCGTTCGTATGCCGTGCCGCATATCAGTGCGGAAGTGGCAAGCCGCATATTCTCTTTGTCCTCATGGTTCCGGCGCATTATCGCACGATAGCGGTTCAAATATGCGTCGTCCCGCGGGTTCTTGTCGGGCAAGTCCTCAAACTGCATCTTAGGTCGCCCGGCAACATCGGAAGTCTTTTTGACTACCGTATTCGTCTGAACGTAGTATTTGCACGGTGAGCCTATGAAGTACCCGGCGGCTATGTCTACCGCGTATTTAGGGATAGGGGAATATATACCATTCAGGTCAACGCAGTCGTATTCCTTATACATATCGCACCTTTTCAGGATGGAATCCTCCAGCGCACAGCCGAATACGGTTCTTATGTTATCCCCGTTTATCCTGCGGGCTTCTTCCCGCGTTAAAATCATTTCTGTCACAGTATCCTACCTCCGCCGATAAGCTTAGTACCGGCAAATATATCATATCCCAGGGCATATGAAAGCGCGTCTATGCCGTGGTTGTCCGCGTCCTCCGGTATGTCTAACTTCTGTCCGGCGGAATCCGTTTTCCACCGATAAACCTTAAATTCTCCTATCAGGTTCACACATTTCTGGTCGATTATTATTTCATAGTCGTGCAACCAGTCTATTCTTCGGGTGATAGCGGACTTCGCCCCCTTGGCTTTGCCCTTCTTGCATTTGTCCGCATGGATACCCATTTCTTTAAGCTCTTTGATACGGTCAGGCTCCGCCGCGTCACAGTACACTACATGGCCCAATGCCTTATTGTATATCAGCTCCCCGTATTGGCGGGTAGTGACCTCGTTCACGAATAATTCATCAAACACATATATCTTGTGGTTATGCTTATCCAGCGAACACTTAACGAAAGCGCAGGGGTGATTATATCCGAAGTCGCTGCCGACACGGATATTCCTAAATTCCCTGCCGGACAGGTCTGCAATATTCCAGTGCTTTCCGCGCTCGAACACGGTAGAACCTAATCTGCCAAAATTCCCTAACGTATCTACCCACAATCTTTGCCCGGTGGATTGCTCCCTTTTCTGAATATCTTCCTCGGTGAGAAAACGGTTGTCGGCATAGGTCGTTTTCAAAATAAAAACATCTGAACCTTCAACTACACCTCTTGCGGTCTTGTCTTTCAGGGTCAGAGCTTTCAGTTCGTCTATCGACTTCACATCGGGGTGATGCCACAAGGGTTCAAAAAAGACCTTATAAAGCCAGTGCGTTTCAGGAAACGGGTTGAACGCCATTATTATCCTCTTGTTCGGCTGCGGTTGCCCTCTCAGCTTCGCGTCCTTATCAATGCCTCTCAAACAGTTATCCAGAACCTCAAAAGCCTCATAGGAGGGGCATTCGTCGCCTTCTTCCATGAATATGTCGGTCAGTATACCCTTCTTTGGCTTCAATGACTTCAATCTCCGTGTTTCCTCTAACGCACCGAAGATTATCTGACGGCCATTATACAGGCAGGTAATAGTCATGGTGGACTTGTCAACGGAAAACTCGTCTGTAAGCCCCCATTCGTCTATTACAGAGATTATTTCATTGAAGCAAGAGGTTCTTAAGTCTACCTTGTAATAACGGCACACAAGCCAATTATGGCCGTTATAGGTATCGGCTACTATCTCCCTTACTATGTGGTTCGATTTGCCGGAGCCGCGTCCGCCGAAAATGAGCTGTATTCTCGCTTTCTCATCGAGGGTGCAGGCGTACACATCATTGAAATCGTCCTTGAGGATAAGGCGCGGTTCACCGTTACGCAGTTTGAAGTAGTAGACCACATCGTTAGGGTCAACGTTATACTTGGCACAAATTGTGTAAATGTCCATTTTGTGGGGGAGAAAAAATGTGCGGGGAGCTATATGTTTGGCGCGTTCCCCCTACAAAAACCACCCCCCCATGGCACCCCCCCTCCGATTATGCAGCATATACATACATTTTTGCGGTGCATAAACGGGGCTATTCATCTGCACTTTTGCATATCTATACATAGTATGCAGGTATTAACCCCGTATTATACGACACTTTATACATTTTACTTTATAACTATTCGTTAAACTACACTTTAACGAATACTTGAGCCGGAAATATACAGACTATGCAAACGCTATACATCACCGTCAGACCGCCCAAAACCGCCTCTAACCACTCTATCAGCGTCGGCCTGGGCGACCTCTACCCGCACCCCGTCAACGTCCCCACAGCGACTCAGAATAGCCAGAGCGGCGGCGGTAGAATCCCGCGCGTAGGGGGCGTTTAAGTTTTTTTGTAGCACAAGTTGCGCCCTTGCCCTCATGCGCTGGTAGAACTTATCATCCTGCGCGTTGCGCAGTGCGGTTTGCCTGTCCAGCTCCTCCGCGAACAACGGGAACTCGTTGAACCACCGCGTTATATTAGATTTGTGTACCCCTACCTTTTGGGCTAACTCTGATTTGGTGTCTATATAATGGGTGCTGCCGTCCTCCTGCTCCTCACCCCATACCCATAACCGGATTGCCTTTTTTTGCTCCTCGGTGAGCTCTGGCCTCTGTCGTGGCTGGCCTCTATACTGCTCTTTGCTGCTTGCCATACGTTACACCTCCTTAATCCGCAACGGTAATCTATTTATTGCGATAGTTTATCCCCCCTTTATGGGGGGACTTTGACAATCTTTTCAATTTTTCTTTTTTTATTTTTTTCCGCCCCTTCGGGGTTCGGTCTAATACTCCATATTGATATTATAATAGGTATTTACCCCCGCAAACCCCCGCATCAAAAGTTTTTGCCTTATTATTTTAGTTTATTTATCTTTTCGGTTGACTTTTTAACCTGGCAGGTATATAATACAGACATAACAAGAGAGGAGCACACGACAATGATGACGAGGGACGAGAACGTGATAGTATACGGCACAGCTGCCGACGGCATCAGGGCATGGCGCGGGTTAGCGTGGCGCGATTACAACTGGGCTGGAGAAATAGTCAAGGAGTGCAAGGCGGGTAGCTGTGTGCCAGAGTTTGGGCATGATCACGATGACGAGATAGCGGCCACCATAGCCAACATGATTAGGCCCTATGATTGCGATATATATATACGGTTCGGCGAGTTACCGCGGGGAGGGCGGTCTACTAACTGGGCCACCGGCGAGACGGAGGCCGGCATATCCGCCTATGATACCACGTATGACGGGGTGACAGGTTGTTACAAATGTTATGGCGCACTGCAAGGGGCGGAAATAAACTACCTGATGCGCGGAGCGAATATATATTTTGTGACTGGCGATGTGGTCGGCACCGGGAGTGATGGGGAGCCACTGCTGGCAAACGTTAATATAATCGCCGAAGCGCATGTATCCGAGAATGGCTATAAAGCAATATAACGCAGAGTGACGCCCACAAGGGCGGTAATGCGGCAGGCCGGTCACAAGCCCGGCGGCAAAAAGGAGGATGCAAAACATGACAGACAACACGGTTAAGGCCCTGGGCCGGGCGTATGGTATAATGGCGGCGCAGCTCCCCGACATCATCGGGGCGCGCTGCCGGGTGCAGACAGCTAATATGTGGCCCATCCGTGGGCTGGGTGAGGGCTTGCGGTATATGATCGTTAGCCGCAAGCTTACCCCGGAGGTCGATAGAGCCATACGGGACGCGCTGCAAGGCGCAGAGGATATAACCGATGACGAGCACGCGCTGCCGCTCAACCAGCAAGGCATGTGGGAGCTTGCCTATATGCAGGGCCGGTGCGCCCCCGTGCTCGGTGACGGCGAGTATTTGCGGGATCAGCTCAAGGCCCGTGGCCTGACGTTGGAGCAGGCCGCCGAGGCTTGTGAGGTAAGCAAGGCCGCCGTGCATTCGTGGTGCGCCGGGGTCAAACCGATACCCCACGCGCGGCGGGAGCTGCTGGCGGCAAAGTTTGGGATAATGATATAAGAGGGCTATATCAGCCCTCTTTTTCCATGTCCTTATAGATTAGATCGGTTATATAGGCGTTAATGCTTTTTCCTAACTTTTCCGCTCTCTGTTTTATTTTTTCTTTTTCTCCTGCTTTTACTGTGATTTCAAGTCGTTCATACGTTTTTGAGTTGTATTTTCTTTTTGCCCTCGTTGCTGATGTGCCCATGTTATCACCCCCGCAATAATTATATCATTTCTGGCATACTGCCGCAAGTATATCTTTCTAATTCTTTAAGGCTTTTCCCTTAATATTTCAGTTGACTATATACTCCCGTAAGTATATAATAGAGACATCGAAAGGGGAACCACCCCTAACAATGGAGGTTACGAAAATGGCAAGCTACAGAATCGAGAAGAACGCACAATATAACAGCAACGAAATTTATTTTGAAAGCAAACCCGCCGCCGAGGTTTTAACCGCTCTTCGCGGTCTGAAAATGCGCTGGAACCCGAAGAAGGGTTGCTGGTACGGGTTCGCCGCTCAGAATGACATATTAGCGGCTATCGGTGAGCATGACAACGAGCTGGGCGGCACGATCTCCGAGGGTTATTTAGGGGCTACCCGCTGGGACGGCAATAAATCCGGTAAACACTTATACGGCGCGGAACTTAGCCAGGCCATCCGGGACGACATCAGGGCGGCAGGAATTAAGGGCGTAACGGTGAGCTGTAAGACCTACTCCGGCGGGCAGCACATCACAGCCAAAATCAAGATAACAGAGACCGACATGATAAGCCGCGAGCAGTACATAGCAAACTACACCATCAGCACAAGCCGGGCTTACATATACATTAGTGACCGAGGCGAGAGCATACACATTGACGAGTATTACAAGTTGGACAGCGCGGAACAAAAGCGCATCAGACAGGCCGCCGCAGAGTACGATTATAGTCAGGCAGCGCACGGGCGGGGCATCAACCAGTACAGCATAGACGAGGAAACCGCCTACACTGCCGACACACTCCGCAAGCTGCACAAGGTCAGGGCAATAATCGAGGCATACAGATACAACGACACTAACAGCATGGTTGACTACTTTGACACCAATTTTTATTACGACTTACAGACGATGGCGGCGTAAAGCCGCCCCCGCCGTATGATTTTAAGGAGGTACAATATGAAAAACTTCTATATCGCATTTTCTGCGCATCTGGACGGTATGTATTGGGCAGGAACTATGACAGTCAGCAGCAATGATAACATCATGGACATCTCGCAGAGGATCGCCGGAATGCAGACCGCTAACCTCTGTGCAACAAGAAAAGCCGCTGAAGAACTGGCGGATTATTGGAATGAGTGTTTTAAACGTAACGGGACGAGCATTTACACGGAGGGCATAGCGTGATGCGTTATCAGGTTATTACATGGACGAGGGGCGAGGGGCACGACGAGCGGCGGGAGTTTAGCACCCTCGCCGAGGCCCGCGCCGCCGCCCGTATCTACCGCCGAGAGTGCGACGGCGTGGGGATATATGATTTCCGGCTGGGGGTCATTCGGGAGACTTTAGGACGGTTCCCTGATATATGATTGCATGATTTTCACGTTCTGCATGATTCTATCATCGGGGCCGTACATCAACGCATGATTCGCCGCTTCCAGGGCTTCTCTGAGGCGGCCTGTGTTATAATAGGCTATGGACAGCATATCAAACGGCAGCGGCCCCCACGGGTCAGGCTCGCAGATGTATGATAATGGCCTTTCCCGTATGTTTACGCATGATTCGCCGTAGTAGATGCATGATTTCCAGTTTTTAGCATGATACATGATTTTCATCATTTCAAACCATGCTTCACGGTATTCGGGAGCCTCGATTATAGCCCTCTGTAACCACGCCTCGGCCTCTAATTGTTTTCCCTGTATGATTTTACACCGGGCAATAAAACGCATACTGGCGGCCCGCTCAGGCGGCCACACGGCGCTTCTAAGGGCAAGATGTTTCTCCAACGTTTCAATGGCCTTACTGTATTCCCGATGGAACATATATTCGCGGCCTAAGTAATGCATGTTTCGGTCGTTCTCCGGCTCTTCCTTAACCGCCAGCTCCAGAAGCGGCAGATAATTGCTCCGGCTTTTCGTCTCGTCGGGCCAATGGTCAACCCTCAGCGGCAAATCGCAGTATGATTCTTCGCCGTATGATTTAAGCACTTCGTGAACGGGATTCTTCCAGTAGTATGATTTTGTATGAATTTTATCGGCGTTGAATGATACTCCGTCCCTGCCGTATGATTCATGGCTCCAAACATATAAATATCTTCCCCGCGTCCCGTGAAAGTTTTTCCGTATGATTTCCGCCCAGCCGGGCTGTATGATTTCGTCCAGGTCGAGGCATACCAACACGTCCGCATCTTGCGGTATGATTTTCAATGATTCATTTCGCGCTACATCAAATCTCCACGGCTGTATGATTTTGGTTTTTACGATGCAGTTGTATGATTTCAGCTTATCAACGGTTTTGTCTGCGCTCCCCGTATCGAGAACGCAGACATAATCAGCCTCTTTTGCCGTCTCATACCACCTGTCAACGAATTTTTCTTCGTCCTTAGCTATGGCATATACAGCTATTTTCATTTTCTCCCCTCAAAAAACAGTTGATGAAATAAATCTGCCCTTTCCCCGTTACTTTCGGGGTGCGTGTTATTCTGGTGCTTCCGTCAGGGTTGGCTATAACCGTTTCCTTTATCTCAAAATATCCGGCTTCCATAGCCTTTTGGGTGGGCATATTCCAGTTTTCGCCCTTCTTGCATAACCAGCCGTTATCCCTCAACCATGTGAACATTCTGTTAGCCCCTATAGGCTTCCCGTTCTGGCGTATCATCTTAGCAAGCTGTCCCACTAAGCAACTATCGTGTGAGGCTTGCACGGCCTCCGCAAACAGCACTTTGGGGGCGTTGTGTTCTACTGTCGCTTCAAGCTCCTTCCGCCGCTCCTGCTCTTGTTTAAGGGCTGAAAACACCTTTATGGCGTTGGCGGGGTCGGCTATCATCTGTTCTATCGTGGTCGGTGTGGCGTACATACCATGTTTACGGATAGAGGGTATAACCTCATGCGTTACCCACCGCTTGAAGGCTTTTGCCTCCGGCTTGCGGGAGCCGAGCACAAGGGCATATAATCCCGGCTCATTTACTATGGTTACTTCCTGCGTCCCTCCGGGGGTGTCGGTTAAAGCTACACCCTTTTCATCCTGTTCAAGGCGTGTTAATGCATCACGGTTATTTGCGATTTCCAACGCCCGGCACACATCAGCCGCCACAAACCACGGTTCGCCATCCTTAATAGTAGTCCTTATCTCTCCAAACTGGTTGTTGTTAAATATCTGTAATTCGTTCATTGTAACTCCTTTCATCACCTGTAATTTGGTCTATTAGCGCGTTTAGAACGTTTATGTTTTTGTAGATTATAGCAAAGGCCCCATTGCTCATTATCGAATAATTTGAGACATACTCCGATACCAAGAAATTATCCGTGTAGTCAAATACCGCTTGATTTACTGACGACTGTATATCCCTTGCCAATTCTAAGTCCATTGTTACTTTCTCCAATGCGCTGATTATTCGGGCTTTTTCCATATAGTAAACCTCCATTTCCTTGACCGCAGGAGGCAGACATGATACAATTTATCTGCCTGATGTGGCACGTGAGGTTAGCGACAAATCTTGTCCCTTGTCATCGGCGCTAACCTCGTCTTTTTAGTTTTGGAGTGCTGCTTCTATGGCCTGCCGTATAAACTCATTTCGCGTTATTCCTCTTTCCCTGCAATATGCTTGCACTTGCTCATTTGTTTTCTCTGTAAGACGAATACTAAACTTAACGTTTAACGGCTCCTCCACGGGCGGCCTTCCTACTTTGGGTTGGGACTTCATTCTTTCCCCCTTTCTTTTTGTCCCTCGTCAATTACAGTATATTCATGAGGGACAAAAAATCAATATATACATCTATTGTTTTTCCTTATACCGCCTTTCCATGTTGTAAAAGCCTGAATCAAGCATAATTCAGCACCGTCAATCTGTAACTGCCGTCATTATCCGGTGTGTCGTCAATCTGCACCGATTGGAGGATTATAAAAGCGGGGACAACCCCATTCGAGTACGAAGGGTTGCCGTAGTAGTTGGCGGAGCCGTCCGTGAAGACGTACCACGCGTTGTCAGAGGAGTACCGCGAAGAAAGCCACCAGTAGGCTGCCGAGCCGTTAAAGGTCTTTTTGCGGCTATTTCTTCCAGTAAATATAGGCCATGCTAAACCTTCTTCTATTCCTTCATTATCACCGTAGCCTACCATGGTCAACGTGGGGGCAAACACCTTGCGGGTTATATTCTCGGCGCCGCTGCCATTATATAACGAAATCGTGCTGGGGATAATCAGTTCTTTAAACTCGTCGGGGTAGCTGTTGTATATTTCTGTCATGCGTTTGTCCAGGTCTGATCCGACGTACTCCGTGCCGTTCCCGAACCGGCACAAGCTGTGTACCTCCTCGCGGATAAGCCCTGCGGTGCCTACGTCAAAATTATTGAGGCAACCGAGGGTGTAGCCCGCCAGCTCGTAGGTTCCATCCTCGCGGCGCTCGGGGATTTTGATGTTGCTTCCGAATGGTAAATCGCTTATTCTCATTGTTTCCTCCTATTCCGGTATGTCTATGTATTTCATCATTCTGTCTATCGCACGTTCTTCAAGGTGTTCTATTGCCTTGGGGGATTTATCCATTTTTACACCTACCCTGGTATTAGACGGCATATCCCGCGAATAGAAATGTTCGTAAAAGTTATATTTCAACTCAATTACCCTTCTCTGGTTCGCGGGGAACTCATCTAATGCGGCATCCATGAACGCTACGAATGACATATCATCGTTTATTCTTTCCAGCATTTCAGCCATTTGCAAATTATACCGCTCCTTTGCCGCCATGAGCTTTATAGCACTCCGGGCGGTCGGGTCGGTAATGTCGCTGCCGTGCGGCATACCCGATAAAACCTGTGGGCGGATATCCGCTACCGCTTCCATTCTCTCTTTGATACTGGCTATTTTTTTATCTATTTCTTTCGCGCTTCTCTTGGCTTTCCCCCAACGAACAAGCAACCGCCTGATGTATGCCCGTTGTTCGCGTTTCGTCATTGGTCCCTCCTTAACAATTCATCTGCCGTTATGTTAAAATAATCTGCCAACCATATGATTCTGCTCGCGGTCGGCTCCATGCTGTCCATCTCATAGTGATAAATGGTCGCCGCGCTTATGCCGGTTTCGCGCTCCATCGCAGCCCGCGACTTGCCCTTCTTTTCTCGGTACATTCGTATCCTCTGCCCTATCGTCATGTTTCCTCCATACGCCGCAATGGCAGTTAGTTTCCTGACCTTCTCTGAACTCCTTGCAGATACATCTGCTTTCCTCATCCTTGATTATCGCGCAGGGGCAGTATCCGCCCCCGCGCCGTATACACTCCCATATATCAGGCCGCAGTAATTCATAGCTCATTCCGCACCCTCCCATATCAGCGGTTTTCCCTCTGCGTCTACCATTACGCACACGCCGCCTTGGTGTGTGCTCAGGTATTGTATCCCCGTGAGGTTATCGACATATATCGTATACAATGCACCCGTTTCCAGCGTTCGCAGTCTGTAAGTACCAGCTTCGGCCTTTCCACACCCGCACAGGGCGAGGGTCAGCAGGGTTAATATTGTTATTGCTATTACTCGTTTCATTTTTCCTCCTTCGGTGGTTCTGGCAATGGCATCCAATGAGTAACCTCGGCACGTCCACGATGGATAAAGTGGTCGATTGCCAGATACCCTTTGTCGATATTTGGCACTCCATTTTTACTTCTGGTAGCCACCAGCACTTCCACTTGGTCTTCAGGTAATCTATCCCTCACGCTTATCCAGTTCATCAGTTACCTCCTTCGGGGGGCTCCGGCATGGGCATCCACGCAATAACAGGATTACCTCTAAACCATAGTCCGCCAAACTTTTCTATGGGATATAAAAGCCCCAGCATGTCAATGTCAGTGCTGCCGGGATCGTAGTAATACCACCATTCCGGCAATAATTGTCTCATGCGTATCTCGCCGCGAAAAATCTGTCCATCTTGCAGCAGGATAATCACCGGTTCCTTTTCTTCTGGTAGTCTGTCTCTCACTTTAATCCAGTTCATCGGCTTCCTCCTTATCCATTTTCGCCCTGTCTAATACGCAACCCGAGAGCCATATTCTAAGCCGTTCCTTAGCCGCTTCGTGCTCTATATGCTCTTTACTCATTTGCCTCCTCCGGCTTGCTCGCACCTTAGCAAATATTTCTTCCCGTGCTATGCCTATACCCAGCGCTTCAACATCTATGTATTTACTCATTTGTCTCCTCCGGCTCGCTTGTACCATCGAAAATGCCAAAAATCTGTTGGAGCAATTCAATCTGCCCGTTTCTGTGACCATAGCGATACCCAGTTGTATATGTTTCAGCAGTGTCTCCGCTATTCTTGGCTTTTTCAGCAACAAGTGCTTGATACTTAGCCCTCAAATCTTCAAGCTCCACAGCCGGAACAACATCGGCAGCGGGTGCAGTTGCCATCAATTCCCTTGCTCTGCCCGGTGGGCCAACGTGCTCTGCATCATATCGGGCAAGTAACGCCTTACGGCTTATGCAGTCAGTGTTAGTCTCTGTGCGGGGTTCTGTGATCTCGAATTCCTCTGCAAGCCAATTAAACACATTATCAAGGTAGTATGAGCCAAACCCAATATGGTATTCTTTATCCATTGGGTCAAAGTATTCAATGTTGTAATATGGCTTTTCAGGTGTTCCTTCAACGACAATTCTGGCGAATGATGTTTTTATCTTGTGTTTGTGCTCATCCGCACTCGCTGTGTATGATTTTGGGTAGTCCAGATAAGGTGGGTAGTCTTTTACTTCGTTCATAATCATTCCTCCTGTTTTGTCACTCTTTAATCCTCTTTCCATAGCTCAGCGTTTTTTCGTGTTACCTTTACGGTCAAACCCACATTGTTAAATCCTTCTGTAATACAATGTCGTACACCATCATCCATAAATCTGCCACCATCGAATCTCTTTGCTATCTCTTCAAACGACATAACCCCGGAGACTTGCTCACTCACTTCAAATTTAATTTCAACAAGTGCCGAATACTTAACTTTAATCATTTCCATTCCTCCTTAAAATCCTTCAACTCCCCAGTAGGATTGTGCACTATTGAAATACAGGGCAAGTCCATTCAGGTAATATTTCCCAATCATCGTCTTCTATTTATTTCTGATTACCCACTTCCAAGACCGCACCGGGGCAACATCAACGGCAGGGATTCTTCGTACCTTTTCAAGCACGTCATTAATCACACAAGAACAGCAATGGTCTTCATCAAGATCACCGTCTTGCCGCTTACATGGGGCACAATATTGTTTTTCCACCCTGTCTATAATTGCTTTCCGACTAATGCAATCACTCATTGTCCCTCCGTCCTCCCTCCGTTCGCCCGAAGCGCAGTAAAACATCTCATCAACGTCGTTTTCATCGTCATTAAACCACGGCTAGTCGCAGATGCCCCAATCCGGCGCACTGCCATCAGTCAGCTCCGCTTGGCAAGGATGATAATGTACGCAGTTTTTACATCGTACTACCACGTCGGCAGCGGGAAATTTCATTAACTCTTTTGCCACTACTTGCGCTCCTTTGAGAAACGCTATTGATTCGGGCGTATTGTCTTTTTGTTTTCTCAATGTGGATAGCGTCTTACAAAGTGCTTCTACAAAAGCATCAACGTTTACATATTTACTCATTGTCCCTTATCCTTTCCTCCAGCAGTAACTTCACAGCTTTGCATATCCACCAGATTAAATCATTCTGCCACATATCGCGGGTGATTTGAGTATTAAGCATTCCCTGCTCCATTGCCTCGGCACACTCCATCATCTGTTCTCGGCGGGTCATGTTTCTTCCTTTCTTAACGCTTGCAATGCCTTATCTATCGCCGCAATCTTGCGCATAATATCTTCGCAGTATGGGTCTTCTTCGTTCATGCCGCCCAGCACTCCAACGTATTCAACAGCCATTCCCTCTAAGACAAGGATTGCCATTCGATTACTCACCCACATTTGATTTCCTCCCGCACGGCTTCATTTCGTGACACCCTGCGTACTCGCACATAGGCACAAGGTAATCCTTAAATTCAGGGCATTTTTCGTTCACCATCAGCCGCATATTTTCAACTACTTTTCTTGTCTCTTCTGCCGCAAGGAAGCATAGTCTTTTATTGGCTATCGTCAAAAGCTCTTCGGCGTTCATGTCCCATATCATCAACACGGGTTCATCCTGCCGTGCGGCGTTCCTGTCGTATTCATGCTGTCGGTCATTTCTCTGCGTCTTAACATACGGTTGAGCGTGAGTATGGCGGCAGAGGTGGACGCTTACCCAATACGGCAGCTCTATCAAAAAAGAGAATCTTAAATACCGTATCGGCGAATGCCGCGCCGCAAGAATTTTCCTTTTCCACTCGTCCGAGGGGATTTTTACGGTATCCTTTCCCACCGTCACTAACGCCCTGCGGTATACCTCTATCCAGTCACGCTCGCCCGGATATTCCAGAAGTTCTACTCTCATTCTTCCCTCCAACAGTTCACTATCAGCTTGCTTACACCCTGAATAGGCAGCTCCTTCAAGATTTGCCTTAACCGGCAGTTGTTTTTCGCCCCGTCGCAGCAAAAGCACTCGTTTTTGGTGGCGTACTCTGCAAGATCGGCTAAATCGTCATAGCTCATCACCCAGTAATTCTTGTCCCGGCCCGCTGCGGATTTAATGCCTATGCGGATTTCGGTTAGGTCGAGTTGTCGCTTGACGGTCAATAGCTGCTCTACAGGCACGGTATCCAGCAGCCTTGTGATAACACTTGCTATCCTGCT